AGGAGGTTGATCTCCTGGTCCGCGACGAAGGCAATTTGATACTGATACTTAGCAATGACAAGCACAGCAGCAGGAACACTAGGGTTCTCAAGGGCATCAAGAAGAGCATCGTAAACACGACGCAGAAGTACACCAGGATCATTGTCCAGGTTATTAACGACCCACTTTCTGACCTCAGTAAAGTTCTTTTCTTTAAGACGCTTGATAAGATCGTTGACTTTGACATCAGAGAATTCAGCAAGGATTGAACTGTCAATAGATCCACTGCTGGAATAACGTTGACACTCATTGAGCACACGTCGCCAGTCAGGGAAATGTTTGTTGATTAGTTCGGCAAGTACCTTTTGATCAGCTTTAACACCTTCTGCCTCAAGGATAGTCCCGAGACGCTTGAAGAACTTTGCTGCGATTGTGGGTTTTTGTTTATTTGTAATTCCGAACTCGACCACCGCGCATCTGCTGTGGAGAGGTTCGATGATTTTGTTTTTGTAGTTACAGGTAAAGATGAAGCGGCAGTTGTTATAAAATGCCTCAATATTCGCCCGTAAGAGGAGTTGTACATCGTGGGTTGTGTTATCAGCCTCGTCAATAATGATGACTTTGTGCTTTGCACCCAGTCCTTGAAGTGATACGGTCGAAGCAAAGTTCTTTGCTTGGTTCCGTACTGTGTCCAGAAATCGTCCTTCATCGGATCCGTTGATAATAATGTAGTCAGACCCGAGTTGCTCACACAGAGCACGGGCAATGGTAGTTTTACCACACCCTGCCGGACCTGCCAACAGTAGATTAGGGATCTCCCCCTTGTCTACAAATTGTTGGAAGGTGTCTTTGATGTTTTGTGGCAGGATACAATCTTCAATACTCTTGGGTCGATACTTTTCAACCCAGAGAAAATCATTCTTCATAAGTAGAGTCAGGTTCCAGAGCGATGAAATAGGTCAGGTCGCGATCACGACACATGAACTTGGAAAGAAGTTTAGAGGAAACAACTACATCGTAGGATCCAGGAATGAGTTTGATGTTTTCAACTTTGAAATTGAAAGAAAAGTCTTTGTCAGTCTCACCGACAACGACTGCAAAGTCGTTAGAGGTATCATTCTTCTTGTCACGGACAACAAGTTTGATGACGCCTGCTTCACCGATGGCAGAGAGATCAGGGAGTTGATAGACAGAAGCAGCCTTGAGGAGTTTGTCCAGTTGTTGGGTGTCCAGTTGGAAGCAGACATCTTCACTGGGGAGAGAGATGGATTTCTCAGGAGGAGAAACAATCACACTCGGATCAGCAAAGAAATACTTGGACCGAGACTTGCCCTCTTTGATGACAACATAACCATCATTCAGGAAATCCAGATCAGGATTCTGATACAGAGACAGTCCGTTTAGGAACTGGTTCAGATCATAGATGCCAAAGTCCTTAGGCAGATCCTCGTCGATGGTTGCCTCAGCGAGGATGTTCGTCATGACACTGATTGTGCGAAGAGACTTTCCTTGCTTGAACAGAATCGACTGGTTGATGTTGCTGAAGTTCTTCAGCAGATTCACAGTAGAATCAGAAAGTTTCATAGCCACGTTCGTCATTTTGTTTTGCGTTTTTGTCGTTGAAGTGTAGCAGAAGAACTGCGTAATGTAAAATCTTGATGATGTCACGTCGGGCAGTGCCCTTCTTATCATAGCGAGAAGCGTACTTCAGAATGTTGCTACGACAGAATGCTTCACCATCACCACATGCTTCGATCAAATCAAGAGTTTGAATTTGATCATCACCAGCCGAATAATGCTGCTTGTATGTGGAACTGATGTAATCTTTCAGTTCTTTGAGGATTGTTTCCTCATCATACTTGTACTTTCCTGTCACTTTTTTCTGTGTTGTTGTCTTTACAAATTCTCTTTTAAGAGAACCGAGACCGCGTTTGTAAACGGTTCTACCTCCATCAGGTGATTCATAGATTGGGGGAGTGTATTCATATCCCCCATTCTCTTTCACCCACTTTTCATCACTCATGATTAATTCATCATAAAGCATACTCCAAGCATTCATTATACTTCCTCTTGTGGGTTCATGTCAACATCAGAGTCAACTTTATCGTAGAGGTCAATGAATGCTTGCTTGGTCTCATCGTCGAAACGATTGAGGCAAAGTTGAATTGCTTTGGCTTTGTCATCAAAGATCTTGTAGGCAGCAATGATGTGGACAAGACGACGAGTGGAGATCACTTCATCGATACCACCATCATAGAAGGTCTTGCGGATGATGTCTGCCCAATCAGCAAGACGTTGACAAAACTCAGCATCAGAACAAATCTTGTTCAGGATCTTAGTCTCCGTAGCAGGAGTCGGATACTCTTGCTCAAAGGTCAGAGCAAAACGCTCAAGAAATGCCTCGTTCAGAACGTTAGTGCCAACAAAGCGACCGTCATCAGAACCTTTGCCCTTAGTGTTGGCAGTGGCAATCACATTGAATCCAGGTGTGGGTTTGATGTACTCACCGGTTTTCTTGATAAAAACTCCGTTGCCTTCGAGAATAGATTGCAGGCAGAGGATTTTGTTGCTGGCGAGGTCGATCTCGTCAAGGAGCAGTAGTGCTCCTCGCCTAAGTGCAGAAACAACAGGCCCGTCGTGCCAAACAGTATTGCCGTCAAGCAACCGGAAACCGCCGATGAGATCATCTTCGTCCGTTTCGATTGTGATGTTGACTCGAATGATTTCTCGTCCGAGTTGAGCACATGCTTGTTCGACTCCAAAGGTTTTACCATTGCCAGAAAGACCAGTGATGAAGGTGGGATAGAAGATCTTAGACTTGATGATCTTCTTGATGGAAGGGAAGTTGCCGAAAGGAACAAAGTTATCATCCTTGGTGGGCACCAAACCCACAGCAGCAGGAGCCTCAAAGGCACTCTCAATCGTCTCTACGGCGTCTTGAGTCACTTCAAGATTCCACTTGCCGCGACCAACTTTATATTGCTCAAGGTGCTTGGTAACGGTCTGATATGTGACACCTTCAGAAGCACAGTATCCACGAACATCAGCAGCAACAAACTCGCTGCCGTAGAGATCGCGGAGGGAATCGACGTGGTTCAATTGAGGCATGATCGCTTTCGTTTGTATGTATACAGTATAAAGTAAAAAACCTCCCTTTCAGGAGGTAGTGGACAGTTCAGAGATTGTCATACCCAATCTGGTTTGCGGGATGGGTCACGAAGATAATTAGATGCAACCCAAGGTTTGGATGCGATATACATTTTGTAAGCAGTAAAAGTGTCAATGCTTGTGTCATGTTTAAACTCATCGGGCATTGCTCTAGCGAAGGGGGTGGGGTCACGTCCAGATCGACCTGTAGGGTCAGCGTAAGGGAAAATTGAATTTGCGTATGCGAGTGTACGAAGACACGTATGAATCTTTCCGTATCTATGTGAATACTCTTCACATAGAGCAAGTCCGTGCCGAATCAACCAACGCCAGTTCAAAACGTATTCATTGGCCCATATCGTGCATGGATGATTGCGGAAAGCACCTTTTTTAGTTTTGTAGTGTTTACCATCAGCACGGGGAAGATGACCAAAGTCATGACCCCATTCTTTGGATGCCACGATTGCTAACATTTGACAACACTCAAGTGGCATCTTGACAATGTGTTTGTCAGGTAGAACCTGAGCAGACACGATCGGACTTGGATCAGTTACAAAGATGTTCATTCAAGTGGCCTCATAAACTCATTGGTGATGACATCAGTGGCACCCATACACTCTGCAAGATAATCTACACCTGCCTGAGGACGAGTATGTTCACCACAGGTAAAAACGTCACAAACTGCCATGCCTTTTTCTGGCCAGGTGTGGATGCTGATGTGACTCTCTGCGAGTAGGGCAACAGCGGTCACACCCTGTGGTTGAAACTTGTGAGAAGAGATATCCAGCAAAGTAGACTTACAAATTTCAGCAGTCTCTTTGAGAACTACTTCAATGTAACTTCTATCATTAAGGGGATCAAAAGCACACCCCTGCAAAGTAAAAAGAATGTGCCTCATGCCACCAACTCCACGAACTCAGACAGAATTTTACGGTTGAACTTAGACTTTTGCAAGGACTTCTTGAAAGCACTCTTGATCTGAGATTTGGTTGCATCATTCTGAACTTCAAACTCAGAAGATGCTCCCATGTCTCCAGCTGAGATAGCAAAGAACTTGGTGTAGTTTCCAATGTCAAGGGTCATAGACTTTTCTTTCTTCCATTTAGAAGACATCTCAGGTGAAACAGATTGCTCAGTCCACCAGCGTACCATAGATCCAAAATCACGTCCAGAGCAAATACGAATACCAATGAAATTCATGAAGGGGAATCGATCTCTCAGGTTCTGCATGATCGAAGTCTGTTGCTTGTGGTAGTCCCCCAGACTATAAGTGGTTCCCAGTTTACGATCACGCAAATAGGTAGACCGAGACCGAATCTGACAACGCACTGGTCGAAGATCACCATCACGAGTTTCACGATAGGAAGTGTATGTCAGGGGTTCAGACTCACCATCAGTAAGAACAATGGTGTGAACTTTCTGAAGTCCATACTTCTTCTGGAAAGCAGGCAAGACACTAGTGAGTGAAGAGAGAGCAACAAACAAGGGAGTTCCACTCAGTGAGAATCCCACAGGGATAGCAGGATTATCATAACCGCGACTGTTTGCCTTGGTCAGACGCCAGAGAGTCTTGACCTGCTTTTCAAAATCTTTCGCATTACCCTCACTCGTTAGAAACTCAATCAGACGGAAGTCATCACTAGCCCAAACACTGTTTGACTCTGCGTCTCCAAGAAGATTCTTCTGAGGTTCCCAATATTCACTACTACGCTCAACATACCAGGCATTGGTGAAGGCATAGACACGAAAAGGAATACCAACTTTTTGACAAAACCAAGCAAGATTCAGAACCTGCTTGACAGTGCTCAAAAGATGATCTCCCATGGAACCACTCCAATCCAACAGAAAGACCAGTCCATGACTCTTACCTTCAGGAAGAGTAGTTACTTTTTTAAACAGGTCTTCATTGTATCGATAAGTGTGTAGCTTGCTTGTATCGAGAACTCCAGTCCGACTAGTAGTAGCACGAGCATAAGAGTCTGCAGACTTACGGCACTCGAATTCTTTGACAAGATAGTTTACCTCTTTACTAGCATCTTTTTTGAACTTTGCAAGTTCTGCATCAATCCGCTCAAAAGGATTGTCCAGATCTTCATACACATTGTCCCAGAACTTGTTGACTTGAGAAACCACAAACGAATTACTGACAATCAATTTATCAAGAGGGAACTCTGGAATCTCAAGATAGTGGGAGTCTGAATATTGGTTGTTGCTGATCAGATCTTTCATCTTCTGATCAAGACTCTCCATCGTTTCTACAGAAGTGCCATCAGTAGGAATCCCCCCACCAGTATCAGGGTCACCATCATTACCTTCAACATTAGAAGCGCCACCAGAGTTAGAGGTGGAATCAGAATCAAGATCATCGCTAGGAGAATCAGACTCGCCACTATCTTGAGTAGTAGAAGACTGCCCTTCCTCAGAAACCTGACCAGATTCCTGATTCTTCGTTTCATTTTTCTTTTTCTCCTCTGCTCTAGCTTTGCAGAAAGTGTACATAACTTCTGCTGCTGCGAGAGCGTCATCGAATGTCTCTGCTTTGCTAACGACATCAACAACCTCCTGTTCTTCGGGTGTGAACTTAATTCCCAGGAATGCACCAATTTTGAAATGCAGATTAATACGATCTGCAAGATTCATGGAATCAAGATCCACTCCATCGACGGAGAAGAAATCAAGTTGATTCAGTTCTTGATATCCACGATAAAAGGTTTTAGAAATACCCAAGTATTTACGCTTCATCAATTTCTCAACGCGCACATCTTCAGCAACGTTGACATAATTTTTTGGAATCCTAACTTTCTCAGTCCAGTCCTCATTAGGAGTGAAGAGTGCGTGACCGACTTCGTGAGACACCAGAAGATCCACAACCTGATTGCTAGCCAGATCCCAGATGGGCAGAGTCAAGA